GTCTCTGACTCCGACTGATCGGATTCAACACGCTGGTCTGTGGTCGACGCCGCTTCATGCAACTTGACAATGTCCGCTCCTGAGAAGGGAAGGTGATCCCACAGCGCGCGCGGGTTGACTCCCAGCTTGTCGGCGATGTCGCCCAGCATGCTAACCAACTGAATGGCCCGCTGATCGAGGGTGGGCTTCCACCTGACACGGGCCATCGGGTCCAAATCTATCCCGATCAGGTTGCCTGCCTGGCCCAACAACTGCTCGTGAGACTCGCCGTAAATGATCTGGCGTTCCGCCACCTTGCGCGCCGTGGATTCGCGGTTTTCTACCAGCGCAGCCGCTGCCAAGTTGGCCAGCGTTCCCAAAAGCTCATTTGCCGGAGTTTGGCTGATGGCGGACATCATGCGCAGCGCTGCTTGGCGGGACTCAAGGAACCCGTCAAGCTGAGTCTGGCTCAGTTCTTCGAACTGAACGTCGCCCGGTTCCGCGTTCACGGTCATCATGGTGTTGGCGGATGCCTTCACCAACTTGGCTTCCAGTTCCTTGACCATCCGGCCGATGATGATCTTTCGGCCGTGCGCTCCGTAGTGCTGAGCTACCAGCAGGTGGAACGTCGTCAAGTTTATCTGATCCTGAAGCGTGAACAGCGGCTCAACATCACCTATAACCGGGTCGTCAAGGTCCTCATCCGATACGTACCGGACGATGGGGGTGACGTCCTGCTCATGCGACGTGTCGGACCCGGGAACGAACTGAAACGACGTGCCCCGACTGGTCCCCCCAGTACGTCGACCCGTGGAAGACCGCAGCAAGTCGTACGTGTTCTCGTCGTCGTACAGTCGCCATGGCCCGCCGGATCGCTCTTCCAGCCCGAACCTAGGCCAGTCCATGTCGGACCCGAATGCGGTGGTCATACGCTGAGGACTAACAGGCCGAAGCAACGGAACGCCGTTGTCGCCCGGCAGGATCGTGGCGTACGCTGACCCGTAGCTACCGGCCGACCTGTGCACACCGATCTGCTTGCGGTCCCACCGGTTGCGCTGCCAGATGCCCCAGATCACCTCGGAGCCGACTTCATCTTCCGAGGTGTACCCGTCCACAAACATCTGCTGCGTGGTCGACTTGACCACTAGGTTCATCACGTTGACTCGGGCCATTTGTGCCAGAGCCTGAAGCTCGCGCGGAGCCCCCATGGGCAGCCATACCAACCGAGGTTCTCCGGTCAAGTAGTCCCGGATCTTTTCCAGTCGTCGGCGATCCTTAGACCGCAGGTTGAACAGCTCGGAGGCGGCTTCCTCGGCTTCAGAAGGCGACAGCGCCACTTGCCTGCACCTCCTTTACCACTCGTACCCCGACACGTCCTGGATTCCGCTTGACTTGCCTACGTTGTCCACTTCCGCGACCACGTAGCGCATGGCGTCGCATCCGTGGTCGTCCTCTTTGACGGGGTGTTCTTTGTTGCCCTTGGCGTCCGCCCAGACGTACCCCGGAATTTCCTCTTCGGTGCACGTGGGCTTTTTGGCGTCGGCTAGTGCTGCGTCTCGTCGAACCACTGCATTTCGGCAAACATAAATCCGGGCGTACCCGTCCTCTGCTGGCTTGATTCGAGACTGCACCGCTTGCAGACCATCGCTAACGGTCTTGCGCGCTGCGGTGGTCTTCATCCCCAAATAACGTTCAAGGGTGGCTCGATCTTCGGCGTCGTGGTCGCATACGATCTCGCGGGGTCGAGGTTCCAGCCACTCGCCGTTCTTTCCGGTCACTTGCTCCAGCGCGTTTTTGGCGTGATCTTCGACCAGCCCACGTGTCTGGTAGATCTCCCGATACAGGTACAACCGACCGTCCGGGTCACGGGCCCACATCTGTAGCACAAACGGGTTGGTAAAACCAAAGTCCACGGACCACCAACGATCCCACGACAAAGGTACCTGGAATCGGTCAATGACGTGGACTGCCGGATCGAAGTCTTCGTAGATCAAGCCTTCAGCAGCGACCCATAGACCCTTGCGCAACCGCAGGTACCGGACGCCGGTAAGTTTCTCCAGCTTTAGCAGGTATTCTCGGCCTGCGTCGGTCATCCGGCCGTCTGGTTTGAACAGCGTCGGGTTGTCCTCGTGCCTGGACTCGAACAGCTTGGTGTCGCCTCGATCACACCGTTGTTTGAGCCAGTGAGTAGGCATCGACGGGTTGGTGTCGGCCATAAGTTGCTGGAAGCTGATCCGACCGTTACGCAGGCGGGTGGTGATCGACTCCCAGTCGTTCTCAGTCAGCTCGATGGCTTCCTGAGCATAGGCCACGTCGTATTCGGACGACATGATCTTGGTGGCCTTGTCCATGCCACCAATGGCGATCGATGACTCATTGGCGTACTGGTACTGCGGAGGCTGCTCGGCGCTGCCGCCGTAAAACCAAACCAAGCCCGCGTCTATCGCCTCTTTGACGACGTGTTCTCGCCAGGTCACCAGCGCCGTTGAGCCCAACGATTCTCGAGTCTTGCGCACGATCAAGCCGCGCATGCCCGGATTGGACAAGGCCAGCAGATGCAGTTTTTCGAGGCACGCCCGACTTTTACCTGTTCCCGCCGGTCCGCCCAGCAACACCTCGGACGACCGACAGTGAAACAAATCCAGAGCAGCGCCGTAAGGATGGTACGTATGGTTAAGGGTCGAGGTCATCGAAGCTTGGACATGTCCACACCCACGACCTCGTACTTGACCCCGCCAGACACCTGAGTCTTGGTCGCGGCGTCCAGACCAAGAAGCTTGGCTCGACGTTCCTGGATCTTCAGCAGCCGATCAATCGAGGACAGGATCGGGCCGGTGTCTTCGACCGGCGTTTCTCCGTGGTAGATGATCTTGCCGTGAGAGATGGTCAGGTGCTGACGTTCCAGAACCTTGTGCACGACCTCGTACATCCGATCGAGCCGCTCAAGCTCCATGGCTCGAAGTTCCTCGGCAGGCTCTTGGATGATTCGCTTGATGGTCCGCTGAACACCTCGGTAGGCGTGGCTCTCGTCGGAGTATCCCAGGGCGTCAGCGATGTCCGCGAACGTGGTTCCCTTGGATCGCATCCGGCAGGCTTCAGCGTCACGCTCTGCGGCGTCCATCGTGTAAATAAACCGGCCGGAGCCGTCGCGCGGGTTGGTCTCGGCAGGATTGCTCATGCCGCCACCCCCTGTTGAGTCTTGACCGGCGGTGCCGTTCCGGGACCGTCTGCGGTCTTAGCGTTCAGATCTCGCAAGTTGTATCGAGTTCGGCTGCGGATGGTTGTCTTTTCGACTCGACCCTCTGAAGCCCATCGCCAGATGGTCCCCTTGGGTCGTCCTGTCCACGACACAGCCTCGTCGATACTAATCCAGATCGGGTTCATTTCGCTCCCAGTCCGGGCATGCGCAGGGGCCGACCTGTATCGGTCGGCCCCTCGCACCGCTGTTCCATCTGACACCTAGTATACTTCGTCCCTGGCCCGGTGTCAAGTGGGCCGTCAACGCCGGTTAGCAGGTAGCCCAGAGCGTACCACCCGAAGACCCCACACGATCACGATGGCGGCCACCACAAACACGACTGCTACGGCCACGATCATCATCGCTGACACGGCCACCAACGGCACTATGACCGGAATCAGGATCAGCCCGCACACGGTGACCATGGCCAGCAGCAGACACACCGGAATGACTTGATCGAGCAGCACCGAACCGCGCCGATTGGGGCTGGCGCTCTGCTCTGCACTAACCCTGGCCTCATACCATCCGGGACATTTCGGGCATACGCAGGTTGACGCGTGCCCGGTGATCGGGTTCACTTTCCCGGCCGTTCGTACCGCCGGAGCGCGCGTTGACTGCTGTTCTCTCCACTGAAGGAACATCTCGAAGTCGTCGCGCACGTTGTCAAGCTCCTGTTGGTTCAAGAAAAACACCTCCTCTCGGCTTCTATTGTATCATGCGCCTTGTCAAACAGTCAAGTGGCCCCCAACCACAACGGTTGGGGGCCACTTGTCGAGCTGAGATCAGAGCCGCACCACGCGGTAGAGCGCTTCGGTCTCGATCCCCTTCACGATGACGTCGCCGTTCTGCGTGGAGCCGATTCGCTCGAACAGATCAT